AGAAATATGTTTCGCCTGGGCGGTCTATTGCTGCTTTTAGTATTTCGATGCAGGATAAGTAGGATTTTCCGAATCTTCTGCCAGCCACGAGGACTCTAAATCTGTTTTTTGCGTTGAACACCTCCCCCTGTGCCCATCGGAGGGAGAGATTTTCGGCTGTTTTTGTGCTCATGTAGTAAAGATTAGCTTAAATATGAACAAATTTCTGTGTTTTACTCGACTAAACACTAGATTTAGGGTTATCATTCAGTATAAATAGCATTTTAGTCCGTGACAGATTCTATTCTTCGTAATCCAGATGGTCAATTTACATCCGAACGAGCCAGGCAAGATGGCAGAGTTTGTGGGAGGAGGCAACCAGACGTAGTGATTGAAGCCAGAAGGCAAAAACTTTATAAAAGGCAGTTGGAAGGTAAAACTACCAGACAATTAGTGTTGGAACACGCTGCAACAGAGGGAATTGGCATCGAAACAGCCTGGACTGATTGGAGAAAGGTAAAATCCTGGAACGATGAGGATTGGGAAAAAGATAGAGAGAAGATGATTGGTAGGTTGCAGGGTATGAGAATGAAGTTATTTAACCAGGCTATGAAGAAAGGTCAGCTTCAAACTGCTGCTCAAGTGCTGGATTCACTCGGTAGAGTACTAGGGGAGAGTGTAGAGAACATCAATATTAACGCTCCACAGCTATCTATTAGCGTTGAAGATAAGAAAAAGTAGTTGACATTAGTGTAATATTGTAGTATTATTATATTGTAGTATTTTATTGCTTATGACTTGATTTATCAGTAAGTTCCCTGTCTTTCCATATAATAAATTTTTTTTTGAAATCCTACCCCATGCTGTGGGATTGTGTGGGATAGCATGGGGAAAGAATAACAAAATTATCCGAGGTGTAATTTCTCACATTCGATAGTGGAATACTTGCCAGATTGCATACAAGATTTATAACCTTTGTCTGTGAGATAGCAAGCCGACAGAATAGAAACAATGCTAATAATAAAAACGGTTGCATTTATCCACATTCGGTTTTTGTTTCGTGTTGAATAAACTTTGATGCGGTTAATGTTTTGGTTGTTTGGGTAATTCATGGGGTAATACGGGAAGGGAATAAAAACTAATTAATTAATAAGTTGTAAAATGTTTTTGGTAAAGTTTACTAGCTTCTAAATGTCTACCGATATTGGTTAACATTTTTATAGTTTCTAGTATTCTTGTTTTTTCTATTTGATGTTTAGTTTTCATTTTGTTTAATTCTCCCAAGATCTTAACTCTGCAATATTTTTAGGTTCTCCGATAGTAAAAAAATAATTTTCATAATCGTAGCCAATAGATTTAATTTCAAAAATTTCATTCTGAAAAAAGTTTTTAGAATTAATTAAACCTTTACACGCTTCAATATGATTTTCTTTTGTTGATAAATCATATTGCCAATCGTGGGTATAACTCCAAGTTGTTTCGCTATCTCTTTTTAAAATAGCTTTAACTCTTGTACCTCTGTAATTTGTTGGACCTAATAAAAAAGTTTTGATAGTCCAATAAGTTTCGAGATTGTACTCTCTTATCATCAACTTAGATAATTGATTTTGTGGTACTGTGGATAATTCCATTTTGTAAATTTTAGGTAGGTTTACTCTTTAATATTAGCATAAATTTATTATCTTGTGTAGTACTTTAATAAATTAATTTTTTACTCAAAAAACCCTAAAAACTAGCACTTTTTAACCTCTATTCTCATCATAAGAATCAATAAGAATCTCAAAACCCTTAGTATGATTACATAATCTCATAAGTAAGAATCCTATAATTTTAAAATTTTAACGTGTGATACTACCTAAACAACATTAAAAACACTCTAAAATAGCACATTAAAAAAGCTCCTAATTTTTAATTTTAGGAGCTGTAAACTTTTTGATTCTGGAATAATTTTATTTAATCTTCCCATTCTTCGAGATCATCATCATAATTTATTTTTGTTTTCTTACCATCAAAATAAAAATATCCATCTTTTGTATATCCGAAATGTTTTCTAGACCATTTATTTAAATCTTCCATTAATTCTGATTCTGAAATATCTTTAACTTTTTCCTTTTTATTAATTCTATAAAATCCAATTTTATTTTCCTTTTTATCATTAATGGGCATATCAGTATTAAAGGAAAAAAATGTTTTATCCTTTCCTAATGTTCCCTTTTTTTGAATGAGATTAACTTCAAAATGTTGGGAAAGTAATTTTAAATATTTTGAAGCTTCGATAAGCTCATTTTTTGAATGAACATTTTTATCGAGATTTAATTTGATTGTTAGTTCCATAATAATTAATTAAATAAATTTTTTAATGTGTAATTGAATGAAAATAATTTAAAGCATTTTTCTTATCTGAAATATGCCAGATTTTCAAAACTGGTTGAGAGATCGTTCCATTAACAATTAATAGGATTTGATCAGTTAATGTTTGCACTAGTAAAAAAGTGCTATTGGATTTAAGTATTTTCATTTTTAAATTGAACATAACTCATTTAGAGCTATTCTAAAATTTTTCCTATCTTTATAAATTTCTTTAAGTGTTTTATTAGAGTCTAAAATCCAATAAGTGCTATTTTTAAATAATTTTAAATTCATAGGAATATGTAAAGCGATAATATCTAAAATTTTAGATAATTCATTTTCGCTTGGTTTTTTATAGTTAGGTAAACACAATCCATAACTATTTAAAATTTTACCTAGACGATTATAAGATTTAAAATTGAATGAATAATAATCTCTAAAATAATGCCTTAATTCATAGGGGTGCCAATATAAATTTTTGACATTTTCCTTAAATGGAATTTCAAGTTGTTTGTAAGTTTTCATAATAATAAAGATGGTTATTACATCCGTATTGTATCACATATATAAATAAATAAAAGTATAAAGTATTGATATTACTATAAAAATTGAATGACTATTTATATCTTTAACTCTATTAAATTATTACAATCTCACTTAGACTCACATAAGACAATAAAAAATCCTAGCTTTTTACACTAGGATTATTGGATTTTATGAATGTGTTAGACAGTAGTTAATCTTAAACATTCTTTTCTAGCTTTTTGAATGCGATCAGCACATCTACCTCTTATGAGACTCTCAAAACGTATTCTTGCTGACTCTGTTGAATCTATCCTACTTGACTCTGAATGAGTCTCATATTCGGTTATAGCGTTGAATGCATTAAACAAATTAGGTTGATTCCCATTAGCTTCAATTTGAAAGTTTCTTTTAACATCGAACCACTCTTTATTTATATCATTGAATGTTTTATCTCTTTTCTTTTTAGTTTCTTTATCTGTTATCTGACCTATTAATTTATCTTGAAATGAATGTAAAAATAAGCTTTTTAATAATTCATTTGAACATTTAGTATCTCTCATAGCTTGAAATTCTTCAATAGAATTTGCTAGATCGTCACGTTGATAAGATAGAAATTCAGGTAGATTTTTTAAGTACTGGTTAACACCTTTTGAATGTTTGAAAACCATCTTATTTTTAGAATTTTGTATCGAACCCATTTGATTGAAACACCATAATCGCACGTCCGATTGAATCACTTTGAAGCTATAACTTCCGTCCATTGAGTTAACAAAAATCATTCTTCTACGGATAGCATCGCCACTGGACACTTCCATATCTGAATTTTTAATTGCACATATAATGAAAACTCTAGCTGTATTATTCATTGGAATAATATGTTCAACTTCTAAAAAGTTTAAGTTAGGTTGTATAGCATCAAGTATTACATCATGTTTTACTAACTCATATGTGCTAGATACTGTAGAAATTACTTTTCCTATTTTCTTACTGAAAATAGCTTTACTGTTTGGACATTCATAAGAATTGTCATTGTAATTAGTAAATGTAGGTAATACTTCAGGATCATTTAAAACATTAGTCTTAAATAAAATTGTTTCTAAATCATCATTTCTGTTAAATGGTGTAGAAATTAGATTTTCATTTCCCTGACGTTGATAACCATAATTAGTTCTATTGAAGTTTTCACTTCTATAGTGACTATCTACTCTTAAATCTGTTTCTGTGAATGAAACAAGAGAATCAATTTTGTTTGAATTTTTCATGGGTGTTGTAAAAATTAGTTACTCTTAAATACTACAGTATATTCTGTTATATGTCACTCTATTTATTCAATTCTATTTGTATCAAAATTTTATCTATTAATCTGTCTGCACGATAACAAAGATTGTCTGAGAACTGTTCATTATAATTATTTGAAATTTTTTGTAAAACAATTAAAATAAAAAATAAATCTTGAATGGGTATAGATACATGACTATACTTAAAAAATTTATGAATGTGAGAGGCCATGATGAATGAAAAATAATGAATGAAACAATCCATATATACCTAGTCCGTTATGAAAGTCAATAATGAAAGAAAATTCTAAGAATTATCAGTGAGAATTATAAATGAGAATTTTGGTTGCATATTAAAGGCGATTAGTGTAATATTGTAGTGTACTATATCATTCACCCACAATGAACGAAAATCAAAGAGACTTTAAAAAAGTACTCGAATCCATAAACTCTCTTGAGAGTAAAATCACAAATTTAGAAAATTTTGTAAAAGAATCTTTAGTAAATGTTCACGAATTGAGCAAAAAAGATATAACGCACCAACACAAAGTTAATCTTGATAATTGCAAACAGATAGGCGAGATTATAGATCTTATATCTGCTCAAAGTGATTCAATTCAGGAATTAAGGGGTAAGGTTAGTGACCAAGGAAGAAGCTGAGAACTTCATCTATAAATGTCTGGTAGATAACGAATCCAAAAAAGATCCAAAAGAAAAATTAACTCGTTTGGATATATGTGATATATTGCACACTGATTTTGAGATTCCTAAGTCAACGGCATATAGATATTACAAAGATTCCTTTAATCTATATAAATGGGAACAGGCTAAACCCGATCCAGATAAAAAGATTAAAGATACAAAAGATACCATACTGAATAGCGTATTAGATGAAGCTGAAAGTTTGTTAGCTGACGGAGATTCTGTAGGTTATTTCAAAGGTATCGAATTATATTCAAAATTACTTACCAGGTTTAAAAAAGTATGAAAACTGAATACAAAATCTACTCACGATCCAAAGTAGAAAAATTAGTAACTGACTTTATTGAAGAGCATAAAATTTATGCACAATATGGTAAAGATTCAGAAGGATTATTTAATGTTCAATTTTTAGTGGAGGAAGAAAATGACGACTAAAGATGAAGCATTGAAAGCATTACACG